AAGCTAGTATTATTTTTAATTTATATAACTAGGTAGTTCCCTTATCGGATGTATCTCGAAATTATTCTCTACAACATACGCTAACCCTTTATTATATTTTTCTTTATATGACTTCATAAATAAAGTCATATCAACATCTTCTTCTAAATAGATTAAATTTTTATTTGAATCTAAATATGAAAAATTAGAGATTTTATTTTGAATATTTAAATCAATTAAATCATCAAAATTAACTTCTAACCATCCATGCCCAGCGTCATCATGTTTAGTGAATACCTTTTCTAAATTCATAGTTTTTAAATTAATAAAGTGAATAAAAAAAAGTAACCCGTTAAAGGTTACTTATAGTTGGTTTACTTGTTATAGGTTTATTAATTAACTCTTGCCTTAACTTTTTTTCTTCTTTGATATCTCCCACTGCTACAGTGTCAATATCTTTTATAGTTATACTAAATAACTTATTAAGAAGTTGGTCGTATTCTTCTTTATTCAAATCATACATAATATCAGTTAATAACTTAACCGCTATTGTATTGTATTCTTTGGAAGTTAAAAATTTTGAAGTGTCCATAGTTTAATTAAATAAAATTGTATAAGGATATATTTAATTATATATCCTTTAGTTCATTTATTGCAAGTATATTTAATACTTGTTTTTGTTGAAATTCACTACCAGTTTTTAAAACTTGAATGCAAGCCTTATTATCTCTAGAGATATTAGCTTTACAATCTGCGAAAGTACTTTTATTGAGACTTTCAGTAATAACTGAAGTAAAAACAATTCCAGTTAAGGCATAAAATCCTGACCAGATAACAAAGTTTTTTAACATGGTTTTAATTAATTTAGTGTTGTTTAGTTTTAGTAAAGCTGTAAAGGCTTATTAGTTGTAAAGGGTATATTTATCTATTAAAGATAATTACACCCCTTAGAATCGATTTAAAGAGTACTAGAGTTAGACTCTAGGTAATGTAACATAATCTCTAGTTATAGAATGTTTAAAGAATAATTCTTTATCGGTTCCATACATAAACATATAATGGTTTATGTCTCTTGAAACTTTGTTATCTGTTTTGAGTGCTGTTTCAAAAGCTAGATCTACATCAAAAAGTGTAGGAACAAATTTTGTACCCATGAGAAATTAATAAGATAAATTTTCAAGTTGCTAGATAAGTTTATTTCTTATCTATATTATTATTATAGCATAAAATATAAAAGTATACAACTATATAGATTAATATAGTAATAATCTTTACAAACTGTAACAATAGAGGGGTAGTGTAGCAAATGCTACATAAATATTTACATACACGAGGAACTTAAATATATTCTACAAATGTTTATTGCTTTGGTTCTATGCGGATGGCAAGTTCTGGAGCTTGGATATTAACTGTTTCTACGGATTCACCAACTACTTTGCCTAGGGAGTCTAAAATTTGTGCTGCTGTTTGTAGCTGACCTTTTGATATTGCTTTGTGGAAGAGTCGCATTCTCATTGCTTGAAGGCGAGGAATCATTTTTTCTCTTTCTTTCAACCAATCTTGATCATTCCATTCTTTAACTTTATTCCAATCAGCCCAGCCTGTTGTTTCTGAAATACCTTCTCTATGTGAATGTTCTATAACTAGTTGTCTAGTAGTTTTACCTTCAAGTTGTTTTGAGTATAAACGTTGACAACGAGCTTCTATTACTGCTCTTGAATTTGTACCTCCTGTATATTTTTGCACTCTAGGTTTACGTTGAGGAGCAGGAAGGTCGTAATTTAGGTTGTTAATGAAAGATTCAGCCACTGACTTAGTCTTTGAGGGGGTTAATATTCTGATGATAGCCTTAAAAGTATGAAATGCGAAAGAAAATGAGTAATATTATGAAAAAAAGGGTGATATGAGCTTGAATGAGATCAGTTTAAGGTATGCACAGGGGGAGGTGTTCAATAGTGAGAAAAGATTTCGTGTGTTGGTGGCTGGAAGAAGGTTTGGGAAGTCATATTTATCCTGTATCGAATTGCTTAGAGGAGCAATCAATAGACCTGGGGAGGTTTATTTCTATTGTGCTCCTACTTATCGCATGGCAAAGGATATTGCATGGAAAGAATTGAAGAGGTTGACACCTAAAACATGGATAAAAGCTAAAAATGAGACAGATTTAAGGATTGATTTAATAAATGGGTCAAGTATTGAATTAAAAGGTACTGAAAATGCGATGGCATTAAGGGGTAGAAGTTTAGCAGGGGTTGTATTGGATGAAGCTGCTTTTATGGAAAGGGATGTGTGGGCTGAAGTTATCAGACCTGCATTGGCTGATAAACAAGGATGGGCATTGTTTATTTCGACTCCTGATGGTACTGCAAGCTGGTTTTATGATATGTGGTGTTTTTGTGGTGAACAGGAGTGGGATGATTGGCAAAGGTGGAGTTTTACTACGATTGAAGGAGGTAATGTTAAGGCTGAAGAGGTAGAAGCAGCTAGAGGTCAGTTAGACCCCAGAACTTTTAGACAGGAGTTTGAGGCTAGTTTTGAAAATTTAACTGGTCTTGTTGCTGTTAGCTTTAGTGATGAGAATATTGATAAGGAAATATCTGACTTACATATGCTTCCTTTGTTAATTGGGTTAGATTTTAACGTTGACCCTATGGCAGGAATCTGTGCTGTAAAGCATAATGATACACTATATGTCTTCGATGAGATTATGCTGACAGGTGGTGCTACTACTTGGGATTTTGCTGAAGAGGTTACTAGAAGATATGGGGTGGATAGAAGAATTATTGCTTGTCCTGACCCTACGGGTAGTGCAAGAAAAACTAGTGGGGTGGGAGTTACAGATCATACAATACTTAGAAGGTCTGGTTTTACTGTTATGAGTCCTAGATCACCCTGGAGGATAAGAGATAAAATTACTGCTGTTAATACTGCTCTATATGATGCTGATGGTACAAGAAGGACATTAATTCATCCTAGATGTAAAGAATTGATAAAAGCACTTAGAACTCTTACATATGCACCAAATACAGGTTTACCAAACAAAAACTTGGGTGTAGATCATGCTTTTGATGCTTTTGGTTATCTTTGTCTTCAACAATTTAATTTGGCAAAACCAGAGACATTAGGGCAGACTGCGTTTAGAATATATTAAGAGTTACTTTTCTACTTATGTATCATTCCACTACAAAGAAAAAGAAGAAGAAAAAGAAGGGAGGTAAAAAGAGAAGTGAATGTTCCTGTAAATAAAGCGTTATACTCTAGGGTAAAAGCAGAGGCTAAACGTAAATTTAAAGTTTATCCATCTGCTTATGCTAACGCATGGCTTGTACGAGAGTACAAAAAACGTGGTGGCACTTACCGAGTGGAGAAAAAACGTGGCAAGAAGTAGTGGCGGTCTTACCCGTTGGTTCAAAGAAAATTGGGTTGATGTAAAAACAGGTAAGCCTTGTGGTCGTTCAAAAGGCGAAAAACGAGGCTATCCAGCTTGTCGACCTAAAAATCGTGTATCAAGTAAGACACCTAAGACAGTTGGAGAGATGTCAGCAGCAGAAAAAGCTAGGTTTAAGCGTGAAAAAACAAGTAGTAAAAAGATAACTTATCAACATAGACGTAAAAAGAAGAAAAAATAACTGTGAAAAACGCAGTTTCAAGGTAATATATTGTTATAAGTAAATTTTTCTTGGAATTATGGCATTTTTTCGTGGTGAAGAAGGCTCTGTATCATTTGATAACGGAACTGGATCGGTTGGAGCTATAGCTTCTACAACAGCTTGGACATTGGATGTAACTAAAGATACTTTAGATGTAACTGCACATGGTGATACATTTAGAAAAAATGTTGGAAGTTTAATTTCTGGATCAGGTACTGTTGATTTAATTTACACAGCAACATCTGGTGATAATACTGCTGAAATTATTACAGACGTATTAACTGCTGAAGATGCTGGTGATGCTTCATTCAATCTTTTTTTAGATACATCAGGTTCTAAAAAATTAACTTTTAACGGAACTATTACAGGAACTACATATAGCTCAACTGTTGGAGATTTAAATACAGTATCAGTTAATTTTACAACTAATGGTACTATTACCTCTGCTGTCTAATGCCTAAAAAATCTTATTCGGCAAAGCAACGAAGACTTGCTGCTGTTGCCCCACCACGAAATAAGATTACGGCTGCGGATCTTAAAAAATTACGTTCTAAGAAAAAAAAGAAAAAGAAGTGAAACTTACCACTCGCCAAAAAAAT